GAGGCACGAAAGACGGTCGGCAAGACCCTCTCCGACTCCATGACCCTCTCAGACGCACGGTGCGCCTCTGTAGCGCGAGTTCTGGTGGACGGCATAGTTTTACACGACCCAACATCTAAACTCGTCTCTACGGTCATCCTGGACGGTCTTTCTCTGACGGACGAGGCACGAAAGACGGTCGGCAAGACCCTGGCTGACATTCTGGCGCTCACCGACAACCTCAGTCGCACAATTGAAAAGGTTCTGACGGATTCGCTGTTGTTTTCGGACATTGCACAACGCATACGAGTGAAGGAACTCATTCTCACCGACATGCTCATTCTCGCGGACTCGCTCTCAAAGACGGCGGGATTGACGATTGAGGATTCATTGCGGTTCGCGGACCTGTTTGCGCCGGGATGGATAGAGCAGAGAGCCAATGCGGGTGAATGGACTCGAATAAATCCATCACACCCCGAATGGATGCGCACCGGGGGGGCGATGAGATGACCTGGACCAAAGACGAGCCATCGCTATGAAAGGGCGGTGATGGATGATAGATGAACCTACTTGCAATGCGGACGGAAGTTCGTTCGCGAATCGCTGAAACCGCCACGACATTCTACTCCGATGCAGAAATAAACGGATGGCTGAATGCAGGACAACTCGACCTCGCGCAGAGACTCCCCAACGAAACCCTCCACACCCTTCGCGAAATCTCCGAATCCGAAACAATCGCAGGAGTGCAAACTTATTCGCTCCCCGCCGACTTCCTCAGATGGCGGGGCGTGTCGTATGAGGGAACGCCCTGTCGGATGATCGGATTCGAGGAGTTGCGGGCCATCAACGGCGGGAACGTGTTCTGGACTCCGACTGCATCCGACCCTGCCGCGTTTGTGTGGAAGACGTTGGACATATATCCCAAACCCACAGAGGACAACAAGAAGGTGTCTCTCTACTACGTGAAGCGACCGACACAGATGACAGGCGACGCCGCCGAATGCTCCCTCCCCAACGAACTCCACGAAGCGGTCATCTTCTACGCATGCGCTATAGCCCACTCGAAAGACCAGAACTACGATGCGGCGGCGCACTTCCGTCAGGCATATCAAGACGTGATCGCGAACTATACGACCCCTCCCGCCAAACAATCTCCGACCACAACAGGAGGTGCATAATCCAACATGAACTTCAAAGAGATGTTTTCCGACCTGCAGTCGCGACTAGGCGACATTGGCCAGGTCCAGTACACCACTGCCGAGTTGAAGCAGTGGTTGAATGCGGGACAGCAGGACGTGGCAAACCGGCTTGACAACATTACGTCCCGCTGGTTCGGCGCAACGGCGGAGATAGACACAGAAATGAGCAAAGACGAGTACGATCTGCCCGCCGATGCACGAAGGATTCGCGCGGTCGCATACAAGACAGAGGCAGAAGGACCGTTGGCGCAGTGCATGGCGATGGACATTATCAACAGGGGCGCGACGCTCAACAACGCCTTCTACGCTCCGAGCGCGACGCAGCCCTTCTGGTACCAATGGGGCAATAAGTTGGGCGTGTTGCCGGTACCGACAAAGGCTGTTACCAAAGGTATCAAGGTATGGTACTTCAAGCGCCTGCCGTTACTTACCAGCGACACCGATGAGTCTGAAATCCCCTTGGAATACCAGAACCTCATCGTTCTCAGGGCGCACATCATCGCCGCGCCGAAGTTCGGTCAAGACCCAACAATGCTGGCGAACATGTACAACGCCGAATTCGAGGCCATCCGCGCAATCTGGACAAGCAACCTGGAGATTGAACTGGCTGGTCAGAAGAAGCTGGGCGGCATTGGAGCCTAGTATCGGAGGTCATGCGATATGACCCTGAAAGAGATGATATCGGACGTTCGGGCGCGGGTGAGAGAACTCGCGCCCCGCGAACTCACAGACGACCTAATCCGGCACTGGCTCAACGAAGGGCAGCTCGACTTCGCCCGGAAAACCTTGTGCCTCGCGTCAAGAGCGAAGAGCGTCACAACCGCCGGAGATGCAGTGTATGCCTTGCCTTCCGACCTGCTGAGACTCCGCGAAGTGAAGTATGGGGCCGAGAAGTTGTCGGAAATCCCGCTTGCGGATGCAGTGGATACGGAAGGGGTGCCGACCGGATATGCGAAACTCGGACAGACGAGTATCCTTCTATCGCCGGTTCCCAATGAAAGCCAAGCCCTGGATATAGTCTACTACCAAACACCCGACAAACTCGTGAACCTCGCTGATGAAAGCATACTGCCTACGACCTGCCATGAAGCGGTCGTGCTCTATGCGACTATCCGCGCACACGAAGCGACCCCGAACCTGGCGGAGAGTCAGGTCGCCGTGCTAGACAGATTGATGGGGCAGTACAACGCTAAGGTTCAACAGCAAGCGGGGCAGTTCGGGCAGAGGAAAGCAAGAGCATGGCAAGTGGTCAGGTAAGGCGGTGAGATGTCGTGCCAAGAGAATTAGCCATGTTCGCCGATTTTCGCGGCGGGCTGAATACGGATGCCGCCGATGACCTGATAGCCGACAACGAACTCACTGTCGCCGAAAACGTGGAATTGGGAATGCGCGGAGGAATTGCCAAGAGGCGCGGCACACAGAAACTGAATGCCGCGTCCTACGGCGCGAAGGTGTCGCAACTCATTGAATGGCCGAGAATGAGCGGCGGAACAACCCTTCTCGCGGTCATTGGAAAGTCCCTGCACAGCATCAACGAGGAGACGTATGCGAAGACACTGGTAAAGGCCCTAGCCTCCGACCGCATCGGATACGTGTTCTTCAAAAACAGCGTCTACTTCGTGGATGGCAACGGATTCTATCGTTACGACGGTAGCGCGGTAAGCAGCGTTCCCGCAAAAACGACCCAGCCAATCACCTCCGAGATAGACCCATGGGGCGGTTGGACACAGCAGCCAAACGTTGACGAAGAGGTTCGTATGGTGGTATCGAGCGGCACAATCATAACCGCCAAGGTTGCCGTCAAACCGGCACTGGAAGCCAAGACCGTGCAATTAAAGGACCTTTCCGGGGGAGCGATGACGGACATAGTGGTCAACAAGACAACCTTCCGGTTCACAGGAGAGGATTCGCCGAACGCCGACCTGTTTATGATGGTGGTCGGGAAAGATGACGGAACCAGCACCGTGACGCTTGACTACAAGAGCGAGACCGAGGTTCCGGTTCAGAACGATCTGACTGCGATCCGGCGATGCAAATTCCTGTTGATGAATACCCGTACGCACCGCATGTTCGCGGCGGGCGATCCTCAATACCCTTCCACGATGTACTATTCCGAGTTGGGTGATCCGACATGGTGGAAGCCCACATCGTCCCTGGTTCCAACATTGGCAGATGGACCGATCACGGGTCTGGCGATGTTTGGCGATTCCGTGCTCGTGTTCTTCCCGAACGCGATTTGGGCGTGGCGCGGACTCGACCCGGAAACGGACGCGGTATGGGAGCGGTTATCAACTTCGCAGGGCACTCCTGCCGTCGATTCGCTGGCTTTGACTTCCAACAGCCTCACGTATCTCAGCACGGGCGGGGTGTTCGCCATCTCCCCTTCCATGCTTTCGATGACGGCAGTGATGATGCCGGGTGAAGATATGGTGGCTAACCTATGCAAGAACAAGGTTGCCGCCATCATTAACGGGATAACCAAACCCGCCATTGCATGCGGGGTTTGGGACCAAGTGAACCAGAGGTATCTGCTGTCATACAGCGACCTGACGGATGGCTCGAAGAACAACAAAGTGCTCGCATACGACTGGACGCTCAAGGCATTTGCCGTGTGGACAGGGCTAGAGATATGGAGCTGGTTAAGCAGGCTGGACGGCACGGTTCTCGCCGGGACGCATGACGGATACATCGTCAAGCTAGGTGTTGGCTCGACGGATTACAACGGAGCTTCAATACCGATGGTCGCGGAAACCAAGCCATTCGCCTTCCAGGTGCCCAACCTGAAGAAGAGGTATTGGGGTTTGTATGTTGACTACAAGCAGAACGACATCGCCAGGGGCAGTCTGACGGCGAAGCTGAAGGTGGATGGAACGGTGACAGACACGTTCGCCGACCCTGTTGGGAGGCAACGCACGTCGAGGTTCGGGTACAGGGCTTCCGTCAGAGCAGAGAACTCTACCGCGAATCCATGCAATGTCGTGACGATAGGTATACCCTATGCGGTCGCATCGGAAGCAAGGACGACATACTAGAAAGGAGGCGCTTGCTCGTGGCGCAGAAGATACGTCGCACAGGCGCGTTCAATGACAGACGCCTCCAGCATCAGGTAGACGAAATCATCAACAAGACAAATGACGCAATAGACGGAATCGAGCAGACCATAGAGATAGTGCAGGACCACCCCAACCTGCCGAAACCCGACAATATCCCTCCCGGCATCCCGATCCTGCGTGTCGTTCCCGGTTTCAAGATGATGGTGTGCCTGATAGACCGTATGCCCGACTACGACTTCAGCCGCTTCGATTTGCAGCGTTCGACCAGTTCTGACGGTCAAGGGACATGGAGCGAATGGGAAACGATCTGGTCGGGCACGGACACGTTCTATTCCGATGTTGGACTAGACCTGGCTACAGACTACCGCTATCGGGCGCGTTCGTGGGACATATGGGATAACCCCAGCGACTTCTGCGAACCTGTTGTCGGGGGCAAACCCGGCAAAGTGTCGCTGTCTGAGGAAGTCGCGGATACTCTCGCCAAGGAATTCGTGGCAGGTTCCGATTTATGGGACCAGGTAGCGGAAGACTTCGTGCAGGTGCGAGCGACGGTTGAAGGTAACAGTGCAGATATATCCGCGCTGACGCAAAAAGCAGACGAGATTTCCGGCACTGTAGCCAAGCACGAACGCACGACGCTGCTAGATTCCACCGTCACGTCATATAACGCTGCCACTAAAACCTTGACAGACACCTCCAAAGACTTCACCGCCTTGACCGCAGATGACGGACAGACGCTTCTGACTAACCTCAAGGGTTTTATGATTGTGATGCTGAACGGACCGGCGCAAAACGAAGTGCGAACCGTGGTTGGCAGCGCGAAGAACGTCCTGACGCTCGAGGACGCCTTCGAGACCGCTCCGGTTGCGGGGAACAGCTATCGACTCGCCCACCCCTCGCTTGTCGCGTCCTCGACCTTCCAACAACAGGCGAATTCCATTGAAATGCGCGTGATGGGGATAGACAAGGAAACAGGGCAACCCGTACCAAACGCGCAACTCAAGATAGGGCAGGTAGACGAAAACGGTTACGTGCTCATATCCGCAGACGATATCATTCTCGACGGCACGATACGCGCCAAGAAATTCGCCCAACTTCGTAATACCTGGCAAGTTGGCGACGTGGAACCGCTCGACTCGACACATCCTATCGAGTTCGACTTCTGGCTTCCGAGCGAACTGACGCAGGTTGTGAGCATCAAACTCCACGCCCGAGCCGTGCCATTCAGAGCATACGCGAAAACCGCGTCTGCGGGCGGCTCGCACACGCACACGGTGGACATACCGGGCCACAAGCACGACATGCCTGCCGGAACAACGGCAC